GTCCCGCCGCGAGAACGACTTGCCCCCGTCGCCGACCACGCGCGTCTCCGCCCGGCCCAGAGCATGCCACATCGTCGGGGCCTTGGCCTTACCGAAGTGCCAGAGCCCGTCAGCCTTGACCTGCTGTAGGAACCACGCGAACGCCGCTGCCTCGTCTGCGCTGCCTATAGGTACAAGCCGATCGCGCCACAGTTTCTTCCCGTCTTCCAGAAGTGCCATGGCCGGCCCGTTCTTGGGGATGCCGATGGCGATCGGGTGGTGGCTCTTGTACATCTGATCGAGCTTGTCGAGCACCCAGTCAGAGCCGGTGCGCGAGCAGTTCCGCGGGATCTCCAGCACCATGCGGGCCTCGGCCTGGTGCATCCAGGCAGCCGAGATGGTGGCGCTCTTGCCGTCCTCGTCGATGTCGAACGCGAACGCCATGGGCTTCTGCGGGAAGCCGGGCTCGGGGTTGGCGAGCTGCTCCCACTTCTCCTCCGACACGACGTTCCACTTGGCCTCCTCCGCGGGCCACTTGCCGACGCCCAGGCGCTCCTTGTCGAACTCGTCCTCGGGCATGTTCAGGAACTCCTCGTCGCGGGTGTACTCCAGCGACAGGAGGTAGCCGAACGTGGGGTTGGCCTTGGCCCAGCTGCGGGGGTCGTCACGGTCATCGTGCTTGTCGCACACGACGTAGTAATTGGACGGGCGTCCGAGTGCTACATCACGTGGGCACGCATCGGTGTGCGGGTCGATACTCCATTCGGCCCCGAACATCTTCTTGTCGTCCTTGACGATGCGGCGGCGGAGCTTGCCCTCCTGCTCGGACTCCTCCTCGCCCGCCGAGCCCGCGTAGATCACCTGGACTCCATGAGGTGCTACATTGCCGCGGGCGGACATTGTAGGCAGGGACGCGCCGACCTGCTCGGCGGTCAGGAACATATCCTCGTCGTACACCAGGCAGTCACAGGAGAAGCCCTTGCCGGAGCCCTTGGACCGCGCCATGAACGCCAGCTTGGGAGACACCTTGCGGACCCCTGCGCGCCTGCCCGAACTTCCGAAGATGATGGACGGCTGGGGGAACAGCTCGATCGCTTCTTCGCCGTGGGAGCCCGCGATGCGCTTGATCCGCCTGGACAGGGCCGGGTACTGCGCGATGGTGGTCTTGAGGCGGTTGAAGTGGTTGACGGCGGTCTTGAACTCGTGCGCCGTGTGGATGATCAGTTCCTCGCCCAGCACGAACAGCCCGCCCAGCTCGCGGACCTCCAGGATGGTGCCCTTGCCGTTCTGGCGCGACACGATCAGGCAGTTGGTGCCGGCCGCCCATTTGCCGTTGGGCTTCTGCCCCAGGATGTTGTGCAGCGACCAGTCCTGCCACGGGAACAGCTCGTAGCCGCAGACCGAGTTCGACCAGTCCAGGACGTCCATGGCGGTGTAGTCACCGCAGCCGCAGGGGTAATCGTCCAGCTGGCATGTAGGGCACTCAGGATCGACTAGCTGGTGCCTCGGAGGGCACGTCCACAGCCTCGGCATCTGGTGGCCCAGCAGGGAGCCGGTGGTGAACGAGCCATCAGGCAGCTCGATGAGAGGCTCTTTGCCCTCGGGCGGGTCAACCCCGTCGAACCTACTGGTCACCGAGGAGCACATCCCTCAGGCGGATGGCGTTCATCTCGCGTATAGCGGCACGGGCCAGCCGCAGGGCTATAGCCTCAGACAGCAGCAAGGGGGACTCAAGTACGATCGCCTGTGCTACATGATCTTCTACATCGCTCCAGTTCACACGTTAATACTACGTGTGTTCGAGTGCGCCTTTAGAAACCCACATGTGCGTCTCGGAATCCCAGAAGTACGCGCGGTGGAAGCGCTTGTCCTCATCGCGGTACATGTACGAGGTGGCCCATTCCTTGCCATCGAGCCAGTGCTTGCAGATGCCGCCGTTGACGCGCTCCTCGTCGAACTCCAGAATCCAGTACCAGCCGAACTCGTCGTGCAGGCTCCACTGGATGACCTTGAACCGGTATCTAGAGCGAAAGCTCTGATCGCCCGCGTCCGGAGGAGATCCAAACACGTACCGCCTCTGAAAGCTTTGCCATACTGGAGCCCAGGGGTGCTCTGGGGAACCGCTGCTCATTGAGGTACCTCTTGAGATCGTCTTGTGCCATCTCAAAGCCTAGCAGGCGCTCGTTCCGAAGAAGTTCGTCTAGCTTGTAGTCAGCCCCCTGACCTGCGGCTCTGTCCATGGCCGCGCCCAGCACGGTCTTCATCTCCTGGTTGCGGGAGGTGCCGTGCCTCTCTGCGCGCTCATCTAGCCAGTGAATCATTTCCTCTGGTAGACAGAACGTCGTAGAGAACCCGCGCAACTTCCGTATCGCCATGGAAAACGCACCCCTTACAGAACGCCATATGGAACAGGTCGTACTTCACAGGTAGCACACCGAACAAGTGTGCATTAAGGTACCCCCACCCGAGGATGAGCGGGGGTCCGAAGTACGGGTGCCGAGAGCAGGTGCGGAAGGCCGCGCTCATCGTCTTGCTGCCGGTCAGGTCAGCTGCGATCACCAGGGCGACTAGCGCGCCCCACGCGTATCCGGGGTGATCATGCCTGTGTTGCACCGAGATCCTCCAGCTCACACATGAAACACTTCTCTGTGATCGTAAGCCATTCGGAGGACGGCAGTGTCCCGTCAGTCCCCTTGTTGACGCGGGTGGTGTCGTTCGGGCAGGTCATCATGACCCCTGAAACGTCATCAGTAGCCGCCTTGTTCCCGAGCCCTGCGCTCGCGGCGGTCGCGTGCCTTGTCCGTTTCGTCACCCTCGCCCTCAGGCGGGTACATGTCTCGCAGCTGCATGAAGTTCAACCTGATCTCTTTGGTGTACATCGTTACCTCGCGCGGGCTGACGTCTCCCCGGTCCAGCTGCCTGGCCATGAACAGGATGGCGGAGGCGAACGCGCCGTCGCGGGCCTCGTCGGGGAGCTTGCCCAGATCCTTGATCGCCGACTCCTCGATACCGCCGACCTGGACCTGCTCGCCCTCGGCCTCGGCGACCGTGCCGCATCCGGAGCACAGCCAGACGCCACCGCGGTTGAAGATCTGCTCGCCTGGTGCCCATGGTGATTTACAGTTCGGGCACTTGCCTACCTTGCGTGCTTCTCCCCAACCGCTCATACCTTGAGCTTACTTCAACGCGGTCGGATGCACTCCGCTGAGTGCCGCCTCCATTGCGTTGCCGATCGCGGTGTACAGATCCAGCATCTCATCGGACGAGAGGTGCAGGTCGGGGCCATTGCTGGTCTTGATCCAGAACTGGCCGGCCACGGGAGGCGGCGGGGGCTGGTACTCGACGGTGAAGACGGTCTCAGCAGCCACAGGTGATTCCCTCAGTGCAGGTGTTGAGGCTGAGCAGCCCGATGGTGGGAGCCTTGTCGCCGAGCCGCAGGAAGTCGAGCAGTCGCCACACCGGCTTGCCGACAGCCTGCGCTATCGCAACCTCGCTGACCGCACCCTTGGAACTCCTCCAAGCCTCCCCGACGATCACGGCGTCAGCCTCAGTGAGGATGTACTCGTAGTCCTCCATCAGGGTCTTCCACAGTGGCTGGAAGCCCTGGGCCAGAGCCTCCTCGGGCAAGCCCTTGGGGCACAGCATGGGCTCAAGGCCGCGCTGACGGTCGTGCTCCGCCGGGTTGAACACATCGGTGACGTCCGGCCGCAGCTTCAGCGTCAGCGCCGCGTGATCGAACCACGGCGCGTTGAAGTACGGGATCTCGGTCATCTTGTTGGAGAGGTAGATCCTCACATGTGTCTCCCGATCCAGTTACCGTCCATCTGACAGTACAACGTGCAGCTGCCACCGGGGCAGTGGGTCGCGGGCCTGTGCCCGCACAGGTCAGGGTACTTCGGGAGCTTCTTCTCCTCGGGCTCCATATCCACTGACTTCGAGGAGGTAGGCGATGAGGCGATCGTAGAAGTCCCCATCGGGTACCCCGCAGGGGCTTTTGGGCTGATCATCTCCCACCTGTCCTTGTCCCCTTCCAGATACCGGAGCACTGGGTACGCCGTCCCCGTCACGTCACAGCCGGCCCGCCACTCGTACAGCTTGGCCAGCGTGAACGGCGGGTGCTTGTCCACCCAGTTGGCATCCTTTTCGCCCTGCGTCCGCTCGGGCATAGGTGGGATCGAATGGTGGTCTGCAAGGGCGTCCAGCTCATCCATCGTGATCAGCTTCTTGGCCTTGTGCTTCTTGCGCTTCTTCTTGGCCTTCTTCTTGCCCTTGGCGATGTTGCGGCGGGTCAGGTCCACAGCGTTGACGT